GGTTGACGTTCGTTGTGTCGCCCCATGTACCGGACTGCTCGCCAGTGGCGATAAGCTCGATACCCGAGTTCGTTGTGTAGGTACTGGCCATGTCAGCCCCTTATGCTGCGATTTCGGTCCAAACAGTTTCGGTCGAGGGTATCGTTTCAGTGTAAACAGTTTCGGTCGAGGGTATCGTTTCAGTGTAAACAGTTTCGAGGTCGGGGGCAACTCTTCCCCAAACAAGCACTCGACCCACTGCACCGCTAATTGTCAGGCCGATTGGGAACACATTGGCGTCACCTGTGGCGGTCGCCAACCCAACATCCCCCGTTCCTGTAAGACCTTCCGAGACCACATTGGCGTCACCCGTGACGGCCACAACCCCCGCAGCTCCCCCGGCTGCCAACCCTACAACGGAAACATTTGCATCTGCGACGACAGTTGAGTCGCCCACTGCAAACGTTGCGGCGACGCCGCTTAGACTTGCAACAACACCCTCACCTTCAACAATAGTTACAGTAGCGGTTTCGCCTTGGGCTCCAACTCCAGAAACAAGAAGCGCGGCGCTTGCAAAAACAGTTGAGTCGCCAACTGCGCCAACCGCATCAGCAGTAACAACACCCTCACCCCACGCAAATTCGCCGAACCCTGCACGGCCCCAGCCGTTAAAAAAAACATACGCAGCAGCGCGGGCACCCACGCCGCCAAAAGCGCCCGTCGCTTCAACACCTGTAACCTCAACAACAATAGGCTCCCCGACCCCGTCATCTGCCAACGGCGCTACTGCTAGAGGGGCGAAACCAAGCATTTAGTTACTCCTGTGGCACAGCATTCCACGAGGTTGTCTCCTCGTTCCATACATATACACCATTTTCAGGCATGGGAACAGGTGCTGTCCAGCGACAAGTCTCTTCGTTCAACACCCAACTCTTATATGGTTGAGGGGCGATGAAGGCGTCGCGATCGCTGTCGAAGGTGTAACCCGCACCAGCAAAGTTCTTGCGAAAATTGCTGTTGTAACTGGTCTGAACCCATGTTCCGCCGAAGAGGCCACGGCAGAAGTCAGCGCCTTTGGCTTCCCGCTCCACGCCATCCTCGTCCATCAGTTCGTTGTTGTGGACGACGATAACGCGAAGCACCGTGTTGTTCAGTCCGAGTTCAGCAAAGTGTGCCATGTCGCGTTCTCCTTAGAATGTGATCGAGCCGCTGCCCGTGAAGGTGTAGATATTAAAGTCGCCATCAGTTGTGACCGTAGGTGAGCCTGTAGTTGCCGAGGCGGCTAACTCAGTGCGGATAATCACGACGCCCGAGCCGCCGGAGCCGCCAACACGCTGAGCAGCTAGGTTGATAGCGCCGCCGCCGCCGCCACCGCCTGTGTTTGATGTCCCGGGCTGGCCCGGCTGCACGTTATTCGTGCCACCGTCGCCACCACCTCCAAGACCACCGGAACCAGCAGTGGCGCCATCACCGGGGCCACCGCCACCACCTCCGGCGTAATATGTCGCGGTTCCGGTAATTGATAGCTCAGAGCCGTCGCCTCCATCACCGGGATTTGATGGTGTGGCGTTTTCACCTGCTTGACCGGCACCCCCACCACCGCCGCCGTGATCGGCGTTTGTACTGGCGTTTTCATAGCCATCTCCGCCGTCGTTTCCCTGTTCAATAGTTCCAGAGCCACCGGTGTTAGAGGCAGTTGATGATTCACCCGAACCGCCGCCACCAGACCCGCCATCGCGCCCTGTTCCAGAAGGAGTTCCCAAAAAACCGCCGCCGCCGCCACCACCAATTGCCGTTTGACTGAAGGCAGAGCTGTCAGCGCCATCGCTTCCGGGAAGAGCATTTGATGTTGCACCGCCGCCACCACCACCAACGGTAATTGTATAGGTTGTTCCCAGAGTAATTATTTGATTTGTGTTATAAATAAGACCTCCGGCGCCGCCTGCGCCAGCACGGTTGTTTCCACCACCACCACCACCAGCAACGACAAGGTAGTCAACACGGGGATCAACAACAAGTGGAGGCCAATCGCCGCCAAGCTCTGCTCGACGCTGCTGCGTTAGTGTCCAAATACCATCTGCTGCGTTTGGTGCAGGGAATGTAGCCATTAGAACGTAATACTCCCAGAGCCGGTAAAGGTGTAGATATTGAAGCTGCCGTCGGTCGTGACTGTCGGAGAGCCTGTTGTTGAAGCAGCAGTTGCTTCTGTTCGGATTATGACTACGCCAGAGCCGCCCGCCGCACCGCTGGTGCTGGCACTGCTGTTTGACCCCGCACCACCACCGCCACCAGTATTTGTGGCACCTGCAGATGCACTTCTGGGGGTTATACCAACACTACATACATTTCCAACCGATCCATCACCACCACCACCTAAACCACCGTCTCCCGCATCACCTCCCCTGAAGCTGTCCGCGCCGCCACCGCCACCGCCAGCATAATAAACAGTAGCCCCAGTGATAGACGACTGGCTTCCATCACCACCGTTCCCAGCAGAAGAGGGCGAGCCGTCCTGTCCGGCAGCACCTGCGCCACCGCCACCCCCCGGACTATATGGATTTCTCGAACAGGGTCCACCAGAGCCTGCACGACCATCGCCCCCATCATTACCCTGACCAGCCGTTCCAGATGCACCGGGGCGAGTTCCGCTTATAGCATAGCCTGCGCCGCCTCCCGAGCCACCGGAATTTCCGTCGTCGGCTGCAAACCCGCCAAACCCACCACCAATGGCCGTAAAACCTAAAGCGGTGGTGTTTTGGCCGTTGTTTCCCGCAGCGCCGCCGCTGCCGATAGTTATTGAGTATGTGACACCCGACGTTAGTGTAAAGGACGTGCCGGACAGGAAACCACCCGCTCCACCACCGCCGCTGGTGCTACCGCCGCTACCACCACCGCCACCAGCAACAATTAGGTAGTCAGCAATTACCTGCACAACAGGCCAGTTATCCCCGCGCACAGCATCGCGCTGTTCTTTCAGCGTCCAAGAACCTGCCGCAACCGAACTTGTGGGATCGTTGTCAGGGCCAATTATTCCACCGTTGTCGCGCGACATTTAGCTGATCTCTTCGTAGCTACAAACCGCCTCAAGATCAGATGCCGCGTTTGCGGTTAGGCGAAGGCTGTCGCCCTCTTCAAGATATACCGCCTTGGAAATTACATCCAAAGTAGCGTCAGCTGGAACAACGATGGTTTTGCCGATGTGATAAGCAACAGACGACCTGAAAACATCGACATTGATTTCAGCATTTTCCGTGCCGTCCACGTTGCTGACATACAAAGCGTTGACTTTCAGCACCTGTCCGCTTGCAGCCGAGTTGCTGACAATGGCGGTTGCGGTTGTCCCAACAGCTTGAACCGCCGTCTTGCCGGTTATGGTATCGGGATTGAGCATGTTGGGAGCAGCCATATCAGCCTCCGAATAGAAGTGTCATTGCAAACGGTCGCCCTGTTACATCGGTCTCAACCGCAGAGACAAACACGATAGCAGACCCGCTCAAAGAAATCGCTGCGTCGCTGTTGCTGCTTTCGCTGACCGTCCGGGATAAGGTTGTGCCACTGGACGTGTAAGTCCCGGTGCCAATCTCCCAACTTGCGTCGTCCTCTATAACGTAGCGAACCACGTCGCCGTCGACCACACCCGCGTCCGCAAACGTCTGGTAACCGTCCTCCGCAGCGCCAAGGGTAATCGTCCCGGTGCCTGTGGTTGACGTAGACATCTTTGCGCGATTGACGAGCGTGACCATGCTTTATGCAATCCGAATTATGGCTGTGCTGCTGTCTGCAGTCGGAAACACAATCTGAAAGTCTCCAGCAGTCGAAGTTTTATCCGACCCAAAATCCAGCACAACAACCGCCGGATCGCCAGCGGCGGTGTCATTATAGATCAATGCGCCGCGCGCCGTGATGGTGGTCGAAGTAAAGGTCAGGTCGGCGAAGTCGGTAAACGCCGTAGTACCACTCGTGGTGGGCGTGACGTTGGTCAACGCTCCGCCACCTGCCGCATACGAGCCGGAATCCGCAACCTCGCCGCTTGTCGTGTACGCAGTGGTCGACGCATCAAGCGTTGCCGTGTTGTCGTACAGTGCCAGATTGAAGGTGCTGCCAGTAGAAGCGGTGAAGTCATGCACTGCCTGCAGGACTTCCTGCTTGAAGCTTGTGCACATGAAGTTGCCTGAGAACGCCATGATCAGAGTCTCCTTATAAGTTCGGCGAGGTCTGGATGCCCTGCATCTTGGAGGGCATTATACACACTTGTGCGGTCGCTGCGAACCGCCTGTTTCAGATACTCCGCAACCAGCTTTTCGACCGAGTCCTTGAAGGCCACGGCCTGATCGCGAATTGCAGGAGGCGCCGTATCAGAGACTGATACAATGCGTTCGGCGGCCTGCGCCGCCAATTCGTCCGCGGTGAAGCCACGCCCATCCGTGGTCTTTACGTCTACTAAACTAGCGTTTTGAGGCGTATCTAAGTTTATTTTGAACATTGTTTACCTCTAACTCACTGGGTTCTTTGGTTGGCCAGAACGGTACGTGTCACCGCGTAGTTTGCCATCCCCAAGGTTTTTCAATAGGCCGATAGATAGCGTGAACATCTTATTGTACATGTCCACCATGTCCGCTTCGCCCTTCATAAAGCGAATGGCCTCTACGAGCGCACCATTAAGTAGCGCAGAGTCAAACTCGTCCCCAAGCCATGTAGTACCAACAACGGCGATTGATTCAGGGTAATATCCATAATGCAGCTCCGTAAAGTAAGCCGCATCTGGGGTAGGTCCTAGAATGAAAGAGTCGTCGGTAAAGTTCGCGTAGTGGACTGGGACACCGGTGCTCGACGCGTTCGGGTACGCTTCACGGATAAAATTTACGTCTTTATCCAACAGGAACACATAGTCTCCAGAAGCGTTCTCAACCGCCAAGCTGTAGGTGTACAGATAGTCTGACGGCACCACGAGATACTTATTCCCAGCAGTGAGGTTCGCCGTAACATTCTTGCGTAGCGCAGGGATTTGAACAGTGTTGTATATCTTCTGCTCGGCCTGTTGAGTGAACATAGCGAGCTGGTCATCGGTGAACGAGTTTTCACAGATGTCTTGGATGTTGGTTTTCAGCTCGGTATAGTCCATCAGTTACGCCATTGGCCCCCGTGCATACAGCCCCTTAGTCGCCGCACCAGTGCCACGCACTTTGACGCCTTTAGACTTAGGGGCCTTGTTCATTTTCTTGGGCTTCGCAACCTTGCCGCCCTTTTTCATACGCTTTGTATCGCAGTTTGCCATAGTGTTATCTCCTAAGATGTTATTACAGTAACTTGCCCGACAAATCCAGTACCTACTAGATTGTCGTCAACGAGGTTAAACGGGTCCTGTAAGCCCACAGGATTCCACCCATACTGAATATCGCGGGCCGGTATAAGTTCAGCGGTATCCGGACGAGGGTTACGGAGCGCCTGCGGGTCGTCCACAGGAAACTCCCCTAGTTTGAGCTGCGGGTGGTCTGGACTCCAACACTCGTCGCACGCCAGTACGTTTGTGTTGCGCCCTTTAACGTATAGCGCCTTTAGTTCTTTCAGCTTGTAAGAGAACCCGCAGACATCGCATATGCCTAACGCTTTCTTTGCTGAAGCAAACCGAGTGCTCATCTAATCACCCCAACTCGCGGCACAAACCGCACAGGGGCCTTCTCACGATCTTCTTCCGCGGCCAACCTAAACTGCTCTTCGTAGGTCGCCTTCAGCATCTCGATACGTGGGGCCAATTCTGGGACTTTCATGGCTATGTTGTACGCCAGCCCGGCGACCAGACATGGGAGGAAACGGAAGTTCATATCTGCGGTTTGGACACCCGAGCCAGCGTCTTCAACACGACGTAAGCGCCAATACACTAGCGTGTAGTCATCACTCTCTGGCACTGGCCAGATGTTGATCCGGGGGTTGTCCCGTAGACGTTCGATCCAGATCTGGATGGGGCGCCCTGTGTTCGTCTTGTTTGGGATAGAAGCGTACGTGCTGACGCTGATCCGGGATATAGTCAGGTCCTGCTGAGTTGTACCGCTTCCTGTACGCACAACCTGTTCAAGCAGGTCAATGGTATCCGCTGGAAGGTCATACTGGCCCACGCCTTGGGTCAGACTCAGCGTACCCTCGTCGATGGTCCACAGGTTGATGCCTCGGTTCTGCCATTCGATAGTCATCAAGTTCATAGAACGACGTGCGGTACGAAGGTCGTACCCAGAACGCATCTCACGGCCCGCACGTTCCCATGCTTCTTCGGCGATCTCCGTGAAGTCCATGTTAAACGCTGTGGTGCCTGATGTTGTCATGTTACTGGCCCTCCGACAAGCCACGCCTCACAGGTGCGGGCACCGGCGCATTTAAAGTGGAAGAGCTGGCAATAGCCAAGATTTGCCGCCTCTGTGACAGCTTCCGCGTCTTTGCGTTCGTACTCTTCGTCCCCTGCAAGTCCAGAGATAATGCACTCCATCATCTTAGGGGTTTGAATGAACGCAGCGCAATTACCGCAGCGCGCGGTTTTCGCTTCTTCCATAGATATGTCCCAGAGGTCTGCTAGCCCCTGCCAAAACTCTTCGTTGTCTTCTTCTGGATTCATCGGACCGTAGCCATATTCGTCAATGGCGTGGTTGCGATTCTCTAGGTTCTCATGCACGTCTTGGGTCGCAACAGGGCAAGTAGCGGGGTCTTTATAACCTCGCGATATTGCTGATCCTCTTGATGCGGTTGGTCTACGTGCCATTATTTTTCCGTTTCGCTGACGACACTCTGCGTGGCTTACCAGCAGGTTGCCCTAATCGTTTCTTTTCGGCGATCTTCTTACGCTTTTCCGACGTACTCATCTCGTCGCTGGTCTTCGGGGTTTTGCTGGACACCTTCTTCGTAGGTCTACAGTACGGTGTTCCCCGCTTCTCGCCTTCTTTGCGTCCACAAGCCTTACCAGTGCGCACGTCCTTCCAGTCCTCTTTGAACCAGCGTTTGAGTGCCGCGCCTTTCGCTGTCTTGCGAACCGCCATTACTTCTTCCCCTTGTTGCCCCAGTTCTTAGCGCCAACCTTACGGCACTTAGCGATGGCTCCAGAGGCATAGGCGGACGGGAAGACTTTATAGCGAGATTTGACCTTGCTATAACATGCGTCTTTCACCGCTCCGCCTTTTTTGTAATACCGGCGCATTACGAGCCTTTCATTTTCACCATCTTGCAGGGGCGCACTGCACCGCCACGGGCCATACCGCAACCGCGTACTTTACCGCCAGCTTTCATGCCGGTCATACGCCCAACATTCTCTTCGCCGTACATCTCTTTGGGGTCTACTCCACGAGTTGAACCGCGGGGCGTACTGCCAATCATCTCAGGCATCTCAGGGCGCGCTTTAGGGCGCATGGGCTTCTTGGACTTCTTGGACTTCTTGGACTTCTTGCGCTTGGACATCATCTCTTCGTCCATATCCTCAGGGCGCATCTGCGGGCGACGCGAGGACGTCATGCCCCCAGCTTGATACTTTTTCACGGTTCCACCTTCCTTCATCTTGTGATCGCTGTCTTTCATCATTGTCCCATCAGGCATCCGATGGTAGCCAGCTTTGCCGCCTTTTTTGTAACCTTTTGCGGGTTTCTTCATAAACTTTTTTGCAACCTCCTTGGGTATGCCCATGTCAGGGTCGTTGTACGCCATAGCCATCAAACGACGTTGTTTTTCAGACTTAGCGGGCATCAGCAGTTCCACTTCCGCAGACTCTTGTTGATACGACTATCTGGGTCGTTTGCGGTCTTAGAGCTAGTATTCTTGGCCTTCATGCCCTTCATACGCGCGCAGAAAGACTTCCGCCGATTAGCGGCCTTCGACCCCTTTTTGAGCTTACTAGGCTTCGTGGTGACCGCGGTCTTTAGCTTGCTTCCGGGGTTGGCTTTGCGATAGCTTTCCACACCCTTCTTGTTCAAGCCACCAGACTCGCTCTTACCTTCTTTACGCTGCCAAGCGGGAGATTTTACGCCCCCACCCGTTTTGTAATACGCTCGCATAACACGCCCTAGCTATAGAACACAGTCATTGCGCTGATGTTGGTCATCGCAGTGATAAGCACATCATTTTGGCAACGAATGCCCCAGTCAGGGATGTTTACGGAGTGCGAATCTGAGGCGAGAAAGTCCAAATCAAGTACTGTGGTACCACCACTACCATCAGTAATGGTCAAGCGACCTGCGCCCGCGGCGGTCGTAAGCACCTGAACCTGACGGATACGCGCTGGACCTACACCCAAAGATGCGGCAGTGGTTACGCGTTTAGACTGTACGTCTGAATTAGCCATGATCTACTTCCCTTTCGTTTTCGCGGGACGACCACGCTTTTTTGCAACAGGCTTCTCTTCCCACGCCTCATTAACGTCAGGTGTGGAGGGATCGTCCGCTTTTAGCGTTCCGTCTGAATTACGCGCACGGACTTTCTTCACGCCGATACCACGACGAGCAAGCTCTTCCGCACTGGGGGAGTTTCTAGGGATAAGTCCCATGGTCCACCCCCTTACGAGTCAGAGATAGCTGCGCCTGTATCCGAACGGAGCCAGTCAGTGCCATCAGAGAAGGCAAGAATCGCGGAGCCTGCGGCGCCGTCAGAAACGTAGATCAGGGAGCCAGCGATACCTGCGGCGGACGGAGCGCCTGCTACATCATATGTTGGAACTTGGACCAGACCAACTACGTCGCCTGTAACGTCACCGGTGAAACCGTTCGTGGACACTACTGGCCCCGAAAAAGTCGTTGTACCCATGAGAATCTCCTGTCGGGGTAAGTGTCAGCGGCCCAACGCCGCTGTCAGGGATGCCAATAAAATACACCAAAACAAAATAAAAAGAAAGGGGCGATCCGAAGACCGCCCCAATCACTAAACCTAAAAGGAGGATTAGGCTCAGGAAGCGCCGGGAGAGCCGAAGATACCCAGCGGATCAGACACACCGAACGAATAACGCTCACGTGCTTTGTAGCGGCTGTTGCCTGTGTCGAAGTCAGCGTCCATGGACGTCGACATCGGTGTACGGACAAAGTGCTTCAGGCCGTTTGGAACGTCTGTCATCAAGAACCAAGCGTTGGTGTCTGTCAGATAGTGGTTCACTGTGTAGCCTTCGGGGATCGAACCGTTCGAGCGCAGAGCGTTCAAATCGTTATCGGCTGTACCGACACGACCTTCTGTCTCAAGCAAACGAGTCGCAACGAACTGCAGCGCAGGTGGGATAACCAGCTTGCGAGGCTTGGCTGCGATAAGCAGTCCACGTTCGTCTGTCCACTGGCTGATCTGAATAACGGCGGCTTCGAGTGAAGTCTCGTTAAGGTCAGAGGCAACCGCTGGACGGTTCGAGTTAGCACCACCGGAAACAAGCGGGTGATCCGTTGCACAAAGCGCCTTGCCGTCACCGTAAGTGGTGCCAGCTGCGAACGCGTTGTTGAGAATCGCCGCCGCTTTAACCTGCTTGGTGTACGCCATCGCACGAGCCAACGATTTCGTATAACGCGCCGACAGAGAGTCGTACAGGTTATCTTCAATCGCTTCTTCGGTGATGGAGAAGCCCATCGCCACGGTCTCGTGTGTATAGCGAGCGGTCCATGCTTCTTGAGCATTGTCATACTCAATAGCCGCACCTTCACCTTTAACAGGTGCCGCCGAAAACCCGCTGAGTTTCGTTTCTTCCTCGAATGAACGTTCGGAAGATTCGGTCTCAAAGATTTCAGCGTGCTCTTCGCCGTATTTTGCGTATTCCATACCGAACAGAGCGTTCAGTCCGGGTAGGAGTTCTTTAAGTAGCTGGGCGCGTGAAATAGCCATGTTACATCACTCCTTATACGCCAGTCGTGTTGTTATACTGGTGACCTGCGTTCCATTTGACGTAGGCTTCAGTGTAACCACCCGAGCTGTTTTTGGTTTCCTCAACCAGACCGACGATGCGGAAAGGCAGAGTGTTGGTTGTCGCAGATGTATCGGAGATCGCACCGCGGGAGTTGCCCGAAGTAGAATCGCCTGTGTTGTCTACGCCAGCAACGTTCGCACCGATGTCTGTCAGGGCCAAGTCGCCGATTGTTGTACCCGAAGATACGACGGCTGCTTTGAACAACAGGTCAGTTGCGTCTGCAACGTAGGCGACAATGTCGTCTGCTGCAGTGTTTGCTGGGAAGGATTGGCTGTACAGTTCATAACCCAAGTTTGGATCAGTATACTTGCAGCCCATGAAGACACCGACAGGTGTCATTGCGGCGTCAAACGCATCGCGCTCGACAGTACCACCGGTGACAATTTTCACGGCATCGCCAAAGAAAATAGTAGTGTCGTAGCCACTAGCGATCTTCATTTGACGGTAAACACCACCTACAAAGGGGGTCCCGCTCAACAGTTTCACCGGAACCAGACCGTAAGGCCCGCTAACAGTAGGATAAGCCATCTTTAGCTCCTATTAAGTTCCGTTACCAAATGTGACCTTCGATTTCCGCTCGTTGAAGAGGGGCATACGAGGGTCGTTTTCGCGCATGAAGTTGTTGTCCACCGAGTGCATTTGAGACTTGGTCTGAGTGTCGTAGTATTCGTTACGCTCCTCAACCAACTCCTTTGGTGCCTTACACAGCATAAGCCCACCAATCACCACGTTGTCGGCAAACCGTTCGTTCTCGATGGTTACCATGGTAATCTCTGGGTGATCTGCCGCTTTCACGGGTTCCCAACCTTCACGCAGTTTCGAAGAAACATTAGTGGCATCAGCCTGCCCTTGAGTGCTTACGCGGACCCAGTGGTAGGAGTAACCCTCTTCAGGAGTTGGCGATGGAAGTAGCTCCGGGCGCTGCCAAGTCCGTTTGCGGGTCGTCTTTTCGCGAGTTTGAAGCTCACGATCAATACGGTTATCAGCCATTTTGTTTCCTCATATCTAATGCAACCTGTTTGGCGTACTGTTGCGGGGTAAGTCCAAGCCTCTTCGCGATCTGCACTTGGGTTCTTGTTAGTGTCACCTTCTTCGGCGCAGTACTGCGCGTTGCTGGTGCCACAACCTGTGCTTTACGCTTCGGCTCCGGGGCCACCTCGACTTCTGTGTCGTCTCCCTCAAACTGGTCGGGGAAGACCTGACGCATACGAGAATTGATCTTCTCGTAGTATTCATTTTGTTGAGGGCTAATGCCCTCTTTGACGAGTTTGTTATGCAACCCCAGCGCAAAACTCGTCATCTCGTCGTCTGATCCGAACCAAGGATTGGCGTCTTTCCATTCCAAGGCCCGCTTATCGACCTGTGGAGCCGGGGCGGGTGTAGGCGTATCTGGTGCCGATTGTACAGGTGTTTCGTTCTCCTGTAAAGTTGGTACCTTGAGGTTTGCTAGCTTATCGAGTTTAGCCCTAGCATCGGATAGCTTCTCCTGTGCTTCGAGCACAGCATCTGCATCCCCAGAGTCATACGCGGTTTTATACGCGGCTTTAGCCGACGTTAACTGCGATTCTGCGGCCTTCTTTGCCTGTGCGATAAGAGCAGTTTGACTCTTTGTGCTACTTGTTTTGAGCTTTTTATTCTCTTCCAGTAGCTGCTGAGTGACGCGTTCCAGTTCTTCTCTGGCGCGTAGTGCCTCTTCTTTTGCCCGCCGTTCGTCATGATACCCCTTGCTGAAGTGTTTGATCCGCTTCCGAACTTTATCAGAATAATCTTCTAGTTCTTCGTCAGTAACTTCTTCAGGTGGGTCGGAGGGCTTCCGGCCACGATCCGCTTTCGGCGTATCGTCTACGATGTCGACATCGAGATCATCGTCATCATCGACAGGGGTGGGTTTCTTAGCTCCCTTCTTGGGCGCTTCGTCTTCCACCTCTACTTCGACTTCGTTCTTCGCTTTACCGGGCCGCTGCATAGGCTCCGCAGAGGAAGACTCGACCTCGATGTCTACAGTGTCCTCAGACTTCTCGTCTGGGAACTCAAATTCTACTTTCTGAAACGGCATGTTTTACCCCCTTATGCACGTGTAATACCACGAGGGTCAGCTACTACTGCCTCGATGTTATCGTCGTTCATCAGCCGGTACTCTGTGCCGTTAATTGTAAACCGTGTGCCGGAGTTCATACGGAACATGACGTAGTCCCCTTGCTTACACCAAGGCCCGTCAGGGAAACGATCTTCGTCCGCGTAGGCGCCATCTCCCATATCAACGACCAAACCGATGATAGACATGATGTGGTCACGTCCTTTTTCAGCGTCAGTCTTTATGATGCTGGTACCCTCGTAGGTGTCAGACACCTGCGGTAACGCGATCAACAACCGATAGCCTACTGGCGCAGGGAGCTGCTGTTCAAACTCTTGTTCGTCGCTGATTTTAACTGCTGCTTCAGTCATTATCGTTATCCATATAGTTACGCGAGAGGTCTTCAATGTATGATTTGCTGGCTTCGAGACCCCGAATTAAGCCAACAATTTCCCTGTACGCGGCGTAGTCCTTTGGAGCTCCACCGGTCAGGTATACTTGTGCGGACGAGATTTGTTCGTCGATGTTATCTGTAAGCACGTCAAAGACGGTTTTTGCCATAGATTAGTTACCTTCTCCTCTAGGTTTTTGTTGTGTCAGCTTCGCCATTTCCACGGCGGTCTTCACTTGCGCCTCGCGGCGCGCTCGGTCCATCTCCACGCCTTTTACTTCGGCGTCGATGGCGAGTTCGGTTTTATCTACATTCAGCTCTTCCGCTTTAATCATAGAGTCTGCAGCGGCTTTCGCTTTCTGTAGATTGAGTTGCTCGTTGCGTAGCGCAACGTCTGCTTGGTCCTTCGTAGCCTTGCGCTGGATTTCTTGCGCCTTGACCTGAAGCTCTGCCTGCTGAAGCTGCAGCATTGGGTCTTTAGCCTGCTCTTCGGCCTTCTTCTGCGCAGCTTGCTGTTGGTGCGACTGAGTAAGCTGTTTGCCTGCGTCTGCGACCAGACGTGACAGTTGGACCTCGACCTCTTCTGGCAGCTCTTCGTTTGGAGCTGGCAACGGCGCGCCGAGACGCTCCTCGATCTGCTGACGGTACTGGAACCCAAGGTGCTCGGCGATGTGCGCCTGCAAAGAAGCGAGAATCTGCTTGGCCTGCGGGTTCTGCCCGATCATCTGAGCAATCATGGGGTCCTGCAAGAACGCCATATGCGTAGCAATGTGCGCCTGATGGTCCTGATAGATAAACGCTTTCATCGGCTTGCCGACCAACGCGTCCATGTTCTCGCTGATTGGGTCTGTAGGCTTCGCATCTTCGCGAGTCGGAACAATCTTATCCGCGTTCTTGATCCCCAAGACCTCCATCATCTCGCGGTGCAGTATAGGCAAATCGTAAATCTGGGGAGCCTGCTGCGCCATCTGGAGGACCGCTTGATACTGGACCACCCGCTGCGCCATCGTGGAGCTGTTAGGGTCACTGACAGGGATCACGTCCACCATCATATAGTCCAGCTGACGGGCGCCCACCTCACCCCGCTCAGGCACATAGGAGTACTCTGTGGGGGCATGTTCGGCGATGATAGCCTTCAGGAGCTTAAACTCCTGCTTCATCGCGTAGTGTACGCGCGCTTGGACCGCTGCCATAGGCTTCAGAGTGCGCTCAAGCAGAGCTAGTGTGGTGCCAACCGGTGCATTCGCCGACATGTCAGAGATATTCAGGTCAGAGATAGCCCCGAGGCGCCGTCCTTCCTGTGTAATACGGTCTAACAAAGTAAGGAGTGTTTGTGACGGCTCTTTATAGGGCAGAGGCATGATATTGTCGCGGATCGACCCCGACGGCACGTCTACATCCTTAAATTCACCCGGCTCGATGGGCGAATCGTCGCCTTTGATGCGCAGACCACGCGTCTTCAAACCGCCCGGCAGATTCGACAGCGTCCCTGCGTCCACTAACTGGCGGATCAGAGCTGTACCAGCGCGAGAATAGCCCCCGATGATGTGGATCAGGCCCAACCCGTAGAACCCAAAGCCCGGAACGTAGGGGTAGTGGACAAAGAATTGGTTTTTCAGGCGCAGTGTATCTTCTTCGGCGTAGTTCCGGCGTACTGAGAGCACTTCACCCGACCCGCGCTCGATTGTAACGACGTACGGTTTGGGTAAATCGTCTTCGTCGTCGACTCCGGGGACGTTCATCTCGACGTGGCACTCGTACAGCGCGTACCGGTTGTCGTCTGTCAGGTTAAACCCACCCTCTTCGGCCTTTTTCTCCTCAATATCGGAGTGGTACGGGACCGGATCACCCAGATCGACGTCGCGGTAGAACCCAGCGGCCTGCAATTTAGCCATCTCATTCTTGGTTTTACGCATGACATGCGTCACACGCTCCGCTGTCTCTAGGTGGCTGGCGCCGTAAGGCACAATCACGTCTTCTGCGGGGATATACACAGCTACCTGACGGCCCATGTTGGGGTCAAAATAGACTTTCTTGAACGCAGAGCCTGCCAACCCGAGGCTGTACAGCATCCGCTCGTGCTCAGACCGATACTCGACCATCCGCTCGGTGATCTCGTAGTTCATATCTGACTTGACGCGCTGCGCGGCCTCAGTCTTCTCTTTGGTCTCGTCGCCAAGAATCTTGACCTTCACAGGCCCCGCAGCTGGAAACGTCTCGGACATAGTCTCCGCTTGAAACCGTATGGCTGCTTCGGCGAGGATTGTGGAGAACACTCCACAGGCACCTTCCCACGGCTGGGTGCGCTCCTCGTACTTGAATCCAAGCACGTCCAGACCCTGCACATATGAGTCCACCCAGTCTTTCCGACTGTCCATGTCCGCCTCGATCAAACCCACGAGGTCGTCAGATAGCTCCTGCAGGTCGCCCTCATCCATGAACTCCGCTAGGTTGGAGTCAAACGCCGCCATGTCGGTGGGTTCGGCGTCGGGGACCAAGGTGATCTCCATATCGCCATTCTCAAGAGTCACGGACTCTGGGTCCACAATCTCGATCTCTAGGTCAACTTCTTGACCTTCCACTTCCATCTCGTCGTCTTCCAAACCCGTCGGGGCAGAATAGAGTCCTTTTTCGATAGCCATAGCCTAATCCTCAGTAGAAACCGCCCCGGCGGCGTTTAAAGTATTGAACCTCATCCGGCTCATCAGAGGGTAGCCGGATAAACCCGCCGTTGCGGAACCGCATAAGCGCCATTACTGTAGCATCAACGAGGTCATCATGCGACATAAACGGAAACCCAGCGATCTCCTCTACAACTTCCTCAGCCCAGCGAGTCTGTGGTACCCAGCAAATCCCCGACGCTACAATGTCTGCAACTGAGTTCAGGCGCGCCAACTTGTCCCCTGACCCGCGGTGCGGTGTAAACTCCTGCACGGGCATCCCTGTGCGGCGTAGTTCTTGATACAGCGCGGTCCCTGCACTCTTTTTCTCCACGATGAACGAGTCAGGTTCCCACTCCTGATACGCCTCCATAGCCACTCTTTTCAGCTCAGGAAACTCCAAACGCTCCTTAATACTATTTAATAGTATGATGTTGTGCGCGTTCGTCTCTTCGTTCAGGAATACCCCCCAGACTGTAATAGCTGTAAAGTCCGCACGGTTGTGAGTTTCTGCCGCGGCGTCAAGCGTCATGATTACGTAGTCGCAGTGGGGCGGGTCTTCGTACTCCCACAGGTTCCACCACTCCCGCTTGACCAGCGCAGCCTCCTCGGCTGTGGGCTGCTGTTGATACTGTGCGTTCCACTGGAACACGGGCATCGACGCCTTCGTGCGCTCCAACGCTTCCAGATCGAAGAACTCTGGCCATAGCGGCTTCTGGGAGGTCTTCTTTGTCTTCTTGTCCGTCACGTCCAGTATGGCCGGGAACTCCACGACCTCGTACTGGTCCGACTTGTCGTTCTTCGCCATGTCACGTGTTACACGGCCTGTAAGGTCGTCGAGGTGCCAGCGCGTCTGCACAATCGCCACCCGCCCGCCGGGCATCAGACGTGTACGCGCACCGAATGTGAACCACTCGTACGCGCGCTCAAACACCTCGAAGTTCCCACTCAGCACGTCTTGTTCCGAGTGTGGGTCATCCACCAGCAGCAGGTCCGCACCACGACCCGCGATTGACGAGCCAATACCACAGGCGAAGTACTCACCCTTGTGGTTGGTGTTCCACCGCCCTGCCGACTTACTGTCGATGGCCAGTGCTACCGTAGGGAACACCTCTTTGTACGCACCGGTGGAGATCAGGTTCCGCACCTTCCGACCAAAGTCCACAGCCAGATCAGTGGTGTGCGACACCATCATGACCTTCTTGTCAGGGTTACGCCCCAAAAACCACGCAGGGTAAAAGATTGATACTAGCTGAGACTTACCGTGGCGTGGTGGCATGTTAACACAGATACGGTCTTTGTCCCCACGCTCGATAGCCATGAGCATATTGGCAAGAATCCGGTGGTGCCGCCCCACAATGTAGTTCGGGTCCATCTTCTTGCAGAACCCCAGCAGGTCGTCATACGCAGCTTGGTTCGCTTTCCGCGCCGCCAGCTCGTCGACCATGCCGTCGATCTCAGCAAGTTCTTCGGGCGATAGCCCATCCAAATTGGCCAGCAGCGCCTCGATCTCTTCGTCGCCGATGTCGACCATCTTATTCATCGTCGAACCCAAGCTCCTTATCCACGTCGACGGCATCGCCATCAATCAGCACGGCATCCTCGACGGGGTCGTTCACTGTGGTAAGTTTCTGTAGCTTGCGGCGGAGCTTCTCTTTCAGATCATCTGTCGTCTGGTGCGTGATCGTCACCTCAGACTTCTCTGCAAACAGCCCAACGTCGCTGATCTTACCCAGCAGTTCTAGCGCCTTCAGACGCACCCGTGGGTCAGGGTTCTCTGTTTCAGTAATCAGCTTGTTTGTCACGAGGTGGCGCACAGTCACCGCAGAGTCGACAACACCACGTCCCCACTCTGACAAGATATGGTTTGTTTCGCGTAGCACTGCGGGGGTGAGCTGGGCCGCACGTTGTGTCGTTACTGTCTTGGAGGTTTTGTCGGGGTCAGCGGCATATGCCGTGGCCAGTGCTGCAGCCACTTCTTTGTCTTCGCCAGTCAGCTCTACGTCGAGGCCGTGCTGAGATAAGAGCGCAACTGTCTTCGCGCACGCAGCGGCGCGGTCCCTCAAGTCGAGTTTAGGCACCCGTTTGTTAAACGGCACCCCAGTTTCAGGCGTGATCTCTAATGTCATCTCTTATCGCAGGCTTGTGGCCGATGTCGCTATGTTAGTTGTTCTGGTGTGTTTCTGCAAGACTCAGTAGCGTAACGAAATTTTTTACATGGGGGGACTTATTTTTTGCACCGGGGGGGTATCGCTGTGTACGCCGCCGAAAGCTGGGGGGTAGAAAAAGCTAAGTCTTTGTTTTTATTGTATATATTGGCTGTGCTGAGGGTTTTGGAAGCGATTTATTCGTGTGGATTAGTAATACATAGGAAGTGGCGGAGTCCCAAACTGTGAAGCGCGGGGTGGGGGTAGGGTACCCTTGCGGTATCGGCGTTTTGTTAGTGCTGCCCTAACATTCTTTATCATGTAGTGCGCTACGTTGTCAGATGGTTTGATCTGGGTGTTATCTATTGTAAACCACGCTATAACGTGTCATTACTTAGTCATCGGCAGGCAATACCGCCCCCGATAATTTATCCTTGAAAGGGAAACACAATGTCGAACATCACACTCGATCTGACCGCGGCCAAGGCAATCACGGAAACCGTGTCGCTTCTGGGCAAAGCTGAACGCAAGATGGGCAGCGCCATCGACGCGCTAGTCGCGGCGGGTATGCGATCAACCGATTTCATATCGCCTAAGTCGGAGGCCAGCACGGCAGCACCCGAGCAGTTTGAGGCGATCAACGCCGCAATCGTCGCGGGTTTCACCAAGGCCGTGCAGCAGCTATTGGACAAACCAACCAAGGCGCTTGAAGACGCGGACAAGGCCGAGAAACGCTATTGGCAACAGCAGATCGGCGCGCGTCGTAACGACTTCAAGCGCGGCCTTGAAAAGCGCGAAGGTGCGGATGACAACCGCGCGCCGCGACAGCCAAAGTCGCAAGTCGAGAAACTGCGTGCCGCACTCGAAACGGTAGAGAAGATCGTGCAAGGTCATGACGCGTGGGAGTTTGACGCGAGCGAGTTCTTGAAAGGTCTGCGCGACTTGAACCGGATGGTTAAATGATCCGCGATATCCTCGGAGCGGTGGCGATCTTCGCCACCCTCTACATCCTGCTACTTATCACCCCGTGATCTTGGCCCATCCGCTCCGGCGGGTGGGCCTTTTTTGTGTCTGCCGACTTGTTAGTGCGCCACTAACATTTGATGCCAGTTCTCGGAGGAGCGGTGCGCCTTTCGCCTTAAAGTGTAGTGGCGATTTGGACTTGATACACGTAGTGTATCAAGGTTTTTCTTCCGGTTGTCAAGCGTGTTATTAAACTAAAAGAACATTTGTTTCTGAATACTTCTCACCACATAATGTTAGTGTTACACTAACAAATGATACCAGTTCTTAGAGTTGCGTCGAGCCTCACAAGATGCTATGGTGTTTGCACATTGCTCACTACTGCCTACTGCCCCGCCTCACGGCGGGGCTTTTTTGTTAGTGTTACACTAACAACCGATACCAGTTCTTAGAGTAGCGTAGCGCCTGACAGTTAGCCTATTTTGGCTACTTATCATCTAATGACATCTGATTATAGTAAACCTTGTAACCCATTGATTTTTGGTAATGTTCCAAATGTTCGTTTTTTGGGGTTTTGTAACCCATTGAAAACAAAGTAATGTTCTAAACGGGTATCGGCTAACCCATTGAAAACACAGTAATGTTCGTTTTTTGGGGGGTTTGCGATGTATACCTAGCAGATCGGGGGCTTGCCCCCCTCAGGCACATGCACGGGCGCTCCCCCACCCCGTTTGGGAGGTCTACTAGAGTTATATATAAATATACCTATTTAAGGAACATTAGAACATTACTGGAATTTCAAGCACTTAGCCGTGCACGTGTTAGAACATTATGGAACATTATCACGCCTACAACCTTACACCACTAAACCACATCATTTGACATAAGATGATACTTATGGTATTGTTAATATATGGTAACAAATACAGCCACACACCACCAACCATCACCCCGCGACACTGTTAGTGACGCACTAACAAAGGATACAACACCATGTCCGACCAAGAATTGCGCGCCTTATGCGCCGCCTACACCGCCAACGGCAACCGAGTAATCAAATACAAGACCGGCTACCGCAGCCTCACACCTACCCAACGAAGGGAACTCAACCGCCTCGACCCCCAACCCACTGCCTTCGGTGCATACAACAAGACCAACCCCCACACGCACCGCCGGTGGTCCTACCACGAGAACAAGTAAGGAGAAGAAAATGAAATGGTATCTCGCACAAGCCAAGCGCGACTTTGCGCGGTTCGGGTTTTTAACGTCGCCGTTCACCGACGAAGAACTCATGTGGCTCTACAAACGCAACATCAAACTCGACGAAGCCTACAACATCGGGTGCGATATCGTGGCGGGCTTCGGCTTCCACGAAGCTGTTAGTGCCAACACTAACAAGTAAGGAGGAGGATATGGCTGATTGTTTTTGTATCACCTGCGGTGAAACCTACGACCCACGCCGCCGACAACTCGGCTACCAAACGTGCATGGACTGCGGCCACGAAGCGGCTGTCGCCATGCGAACATCATGGTGCATCGTTCCAACCCCAAAGGGGCACTACACCCGCGTCACGAACAAAGAAGAACTGAAGCACCTCAACCAAAAGTCACGTTAGTGACGCCACTAACAAACACGGAGAACAACATGAACACGCAAGCACAACACACCACGGCTCACGCCGCAACAACCAACGCCGCAACAACCAACGCCGCTCCAGCGGCTCACGCCGCAACAACCAACGCCGCTCCAGCGGCTCACGCCGCAACAACCAACGCCGCTCCAGCGGCTCACGCCGCAACAACCAACGCCGCTCCAGCGGCTCACGCCCCATCAATCGCTTCATCATCCATGCTGTGCGAACTCAGCATCAGCACATGGACAGGGCGCAAGCTAGACAAGCGTGCGTCTAAAGACGTTACCTCACAAAACTACGCTGCATCAGGCGTAGCCAACGTGAACAAGAAGCTGCTCGGCGACTGCGCCGAACTCATCGCCCTACAGAAATTCACTGCCAACTCACGCAACATCCACTACGGCATGACTATGCCATGGTCCGACACGGGGCTGCGACTACTGCCTACGGCTCAGTATTTCAAATACAACGAGGCGATGACCGCGGTGCAGAACGAGTTTGAGCGTCTGGTGGCTGCGTTCCTCGACGCATACGACTGGGAGATCATGCAGGCACAGGCCAAGCTGGGCGATCTGTTCAACCGCGACGACTACCCCACGCTAGAGTCATTACGATCAAAATTCAGGTTCCGCCTGACATACATCCCACTGCCTGACGCGGGTGACTTCCGTATCGACGTGGGCAACGAAGCCGCAGAGGAGATCAAGGCACACTATAACAACTACTACAGTGCACAACTCACGCAGGCCATGAACGACGTGTGGCATAGGACATACGATGCGCTGGCGCGCATGAGTGAGCGGCTCGACTACGGTGACCACGAGAAGAAGAAGATATTCCGTGACTCACTCGTCGACAACGTGTCCGAGATGATCGAGATGCTGCGGGTGTGCAACGTCACACAGTCAACACAGATGACCGCAATGGCTGACAAGCTAGAGGATGCGCTGATGGGCGTGACCCCTGATGCCCTGCGTGCAGATGCCTACCTCCGCGCCGAAACAAAACGTACGGTGGACGAGGCGATCAAGGCGCTACCAAGCCTTGACGTCTAACGACGTCAACAAAAACAAAACCAAGGAGATACACAATGGACGACTTCATCGGACAAAGAGTGATCGTGCGCTCGGCAGACAGTGGCGTGCATCATGGTACACTACACGCGGTGGATGGCACCACCGTGCAGCTAAAGGACAGCCGCCGACTGTGGCGTTGGAAAATCGCAGGGCAGGGTGTGTCCTTGTCTGAGGTCGCCATCCTCGGGATCGACCACGGTGGGTCGACGATCAGTATACCCCTGCCTGACCTGATTGTGATGGGAGTGTGCGAGATTATCCCAACCCACGGGGTCGCCAGCGCCACAATCGACGGAGCTGCCATAGGCCAAGCAACATGAGCGGCAACGGCTACGGCGACGGTGACGGCAACGGCAACGGCAACGGCGACGGCTACGGCAACGGCGACGGCGACGGCAACGGCGGCGGCTACGGCGACGGCTACGGCTACGGCTACGGCAGCGGCTACGGCTTAGGCAACGGCTTCGGCGACGGCGGCGGCAGCGGCAGCGGCAACGGCGAAGGCGGCAACGGCTACAAAGTCGCCAGCGCCACAATCGACGGGGCTGCCATA